ACTCCTCTTGAAACGGAGCCAGTCTAACGGTTTGGGTTTGATCTACAGTTTGTGTTGCCATTATGCGACCCTCTCTAATTCTGACATCATATCATACATTCTAGCTGCACCCAAGTCTCTATCTCCACCACCAGCACCTCTAACAGCTTTAGCAGTTAAGACAAACTCACCATCTGATAGTCTTGCTGGTACAGAATCACTTGTACCAGTCCCTGGTCCAGTTACCTCACCACCATTAGCAGAGTATATTGGGTCTATACCTACATCATCTTCAAAAAAACCTTGTTTTTCTCTAACTTTTCTAAAATACTCGTCTCTTTCTTCTTTATTATTTAAATTGTAAGATTTGCCATCTATTAGTCCCATTCCTAGTCTTTCTGTTCCCTCTGGAAAAGGTCTCTCTTTTTTTGTTGTTGTAGTCTTTGGTTCATCTGTAGCAAGAGCACCTAATCCTGCTAATCCGCCTATTGTTGCAATACCAGTTGGGGTTTTTGCAAAGTTCACAGCTTTATCAAAAAAAGATGCTGGTGTTTGTGCCTTTTGTATAGCAGTTACAGCAGTTGTGTCTGTAGGAGAAATAGCCATTTCTGGACCAGTTACCATACCACTGCTTGAACCAGCAGCAGGCCCAAAGAATTTACTACCCGCATATCCAGCAATACCACCAAGAGCGGCAGCTTTTAAGGCATCTTCTGGATCAGCTCCTCCAACAAGACTACCAATTCCTGAACCAAGAGCCGCACCCAAAAACCCTGGTGCTATGGCAAAACCTATTGAACCACCAATAATTGGAGCTGCTTTTTTTAATATTTTTGTGACATTTTTAAATATACCCATTTTATCTACTATACCATTTATGTAACAATTTTAATAGTACCACTATCGTTAAACAAAGCACCTACTTCTAAACCACTAGAGCTTGTTGGTAAATCAGTCAATGTAATTTTTGTTGCTCGTAATTCACCAGGGTTTCTTTCTTGTGAAATAAATATTTCTAAAGAACGCACCAGATCCTCTACATATTGTCTATCAATCTGTTCTGGTGGTTCTGGTAACCTTGGTGGTGGTACGCCAACTAATGCCATTATCTTCTTCCGTCCTCTCTAATATCAACTCTTGGTGTTCCCATTTTAAATTTACACCCTAATGCACTAGAATCAAGTCTTATTGCAAAAGATCTGCCTCTAATTCTATAATCAAGTTTATTTGTAAACGCTTCAACTGGATTTGTTGCCGTTCTAGTAGTAGTCCCAGTCCCAGTTTGAGAAAAGTCTTCACCTGGAAAGTCTCTTGCTTTTACTGTAAAAGTAGCATTTGGAGAACTACCAGTAACAGAACCAGTGAAAGTTAAATCTGGTATGACTCTTCTAATAAAAGCAAACTTTTCTCCATCTCCCATATCCATAGGCGATGTTTCTACAAAAGAAGTCATTGCACTTCCATCATCATCAAAGCCTAATTCGTGGTTGAATATATATCCGCCACCTGCGGCTATTGGAAAGTTTCTTATGCCTCTATCAAGCCATGCTGTTCTTGTTAAAGAGCCATAATACCAAACCTTTTCATTATAATTCCATATAACATATTTGTCGCACTCACTTGAATCGGCAGATGGATAAAACCACCACACCTCACCAAACTCTGAATTAATACCAGCAACAACTTTGTCTCTTTGTGCTAAGTTGAAATCTAAAAATATTTTGTCTTTTACTGTACAAGGTAACTGTGCAGTCTGTCCAGCGTGAACATAAAAGTTATCAATACCCATCCAATATACAACATCCTCTGTAGCAATAGCCGAAGCAGAAGACATAATCGTAATATTAGAAGATAACTGTGAAATACCAAAAGTAAATGGTGGACCTATAAATCTCATAGAGTGTAATGACTTATCTGTGTAAACAAGTATTTCTCTTTTTGTTTCTACAGCTTGTACAAATGTAGAACCTGCACCAAGCCTTAAATCACCAGCAGTATTTGTTGCAGTCGGAAACCAGTCTACTGGATTTTCTTGACTGCTAAACCTAATAAGCAACGGATCTTGTACACCATCACCTTGTGTTGCAGACGAACTTCCACCGACACCATCACAACCAAAAGCTATGACATGACGATCTATATCTGAGACTAATACTTGTTTAGCTACAGTAGGAACACTTTTTTCTCCACTAAACGTGCTAGTAGCACTTAACTCAACACCTCGACTAGCTAATCCTAAACTCTTGTCCCAATAAAATAATCCTCCATCTCTTATATTAATTATAAGATCTTCACCAAAATTATCATGTGACCATAGACGTATCTGCGTTGTTACCGAAACTGTTGCAGCATCTCCCCAGCCAACGTAATCATTATCTGAGTCTGCGTTTCCCACAATTAAAAATACTGTGGTTCCATTTGCATGAGTATCTGCGTCAGTGCCACTTTGTCCTCTGGTTACTGTTAAATCATTTGTTGCTACATTTGTTACTTGAAGTATTTCTGAATCAATTAAAATAAAATCGTTGTTCGATATTCCAGTGCCACTTGTAACAGTTAAAGTTGTATCAGAGTTACTAAATGTACCACCTTCATTAATAGTTGTTTGTAAAGCACCATTAGTAACGCCACCCCATGTACCCGCACCAAAGCCAGTGCCTCCAATAACTTGATCTAATCCTACGTTAACTTGATAAGTGCCTACCACACTACTTCCACCATTATTTGTGTCAGAAGAATTAGCGGCAACAGAAGATGTGATTGTATATGTATTGGCATCTAATATACTGACAATCTGAAATTCTGCATTTAAAACTGTAGCCGTTATTACGCCACCTAGACTCGCTGCTCCAGAAAAAGTAACAAAATCATTTTCAACTGCACCATGACTTGTGTCTGTTACTGTTATTGTAGTGCTACCATTTGATGCAGAAAAGGTTACATCTCCAGCACTTGTAGTTTGTCTTATTGGAGTTATGTCATTAAAGGTTGTACCCTCTTCAATATAATATTTGAGATGTGTACCGATACCTAGAAAATTAGAGCTATCTAACCCTATCCAGTTATGTAATCTTCTAGCACTACCTAAGTATTGATTAGGAGAATACTTTTCCCAACCACCTATCTTTTCTGGAAACCCCATACGAAAACGTATTTTATCACCATCAAAAAAACCACCTTCATTAGAGTATGATGTTACCTCTCTATTGATACCTGGTCTAAATTTTAATGCTTTTATCATGCTGTTGCTCCAGTTAAACTACCACTACCACTTGATGTTACATTACTTACACCTTGAATAGATTTACCACTTGCACCACCAGAAGCTCCACTTGAACCATTTGTTGGTGCAGTAGCTGGAAAGCTCACACTTGTACCAGAGCCATTGCTTCCAGTTCCTCCGTCTCCCCCAGCCGCTCCAAATGCTCCACCAACTCCACCAGTTCCTCCAGCACCTGCATTATTAGAACCAGAACCACCACTTGACCCAGCTGTAGCAGATTGATTGTACCCTTGTCCGACACCACCCGCTCCACCAGAACCACCATCTTGCGTTGCTAGACAAGTACCAGAAACAGCAGCACTTAATGTATTATAGTAAAAGTTTGGTGAGCTTGTTCCTTGATGTGCCGATGTTCCGAAAGCAGTAAAATAAGTTGTAGTTGAGGCTGTAATACCTGCTGTGCCACTGTTTGAAACCAAAGTGCCAGAACTCGATGTGCTTGTGCTTACTGATATTTGTGGAGTCCCATAGCCACTTCCATAGGAAGAGCTAATATTGGCTGAAACAGTGTATACGCCAGTGGTATTTGTTTGTGCAGAAAAATATATAGGACCTCTATTGGCACAAGCAGCATTAAGACCTGTGCCTGCACCGCCAAGTGAATTTAAATCAAACTCTGATGGATTAATTCCACGACTAAATTGTGCTCCAATACCACCCCACAATCTGTCACCTACAACGCCAACGCCATCTAAATTATTTCCAGAAGATCCATAAGTTGTAAACCAACTTGGAGAGTTGTTTTGTGGTGTAGACGAACCTCCGCCACCTTGATCTACTAAACTTGAAAATGTAGCATTTGCTGTAAAAACACCATTACCTCCAGTGCCTCCAGTGCCACCTCCACCGCCACCAGCTTTTATTGTGCCATTATTAACTAATGTAACCGCAACACTTCCAGCAACCTCAAGAGCATTGCCACCTGCCGCTCCTGCCGCACCACCAGCACCTTCAATACTTCCATTATTTGTTATGGTGATAGAACCGACACCATTGCTCTCTATTGTTAAAGCCGCATTAGATGTGCTTGTTGAACCCACTGTTTGAGATGAATCAACAACGATTTGTTTTGGATAATCTACTTCAAAGTCATCTCCAAAAACACTATCTGCACTTTGATTTGTAGCAGTTGATGAATAAGTTTTTCTAAAAGCTCTTTCTTTACCGTAAAAATCATTTAAAGATATCGCTCCAGAAGCAGGAACGCCTGCTGATAAGTTTGTAGAACTATTATTACCTGCGTTTGCACGAACAAAAGAACCACCTAGATAAAACTCAGTTAAGGCTCTACTTGGAAAGTTAGTGCCTGGATTGTACTCAGATTCAATATCTTGAAAGGATATTGCTCCAGATGATTGCAATGCCGCCATTATGGACTTCCAAATGCTGTTACATTATTAGCTGATGTTACAGCTCCGTTAGAAGCTAATTTAAATACTGTTGTTCCAGCATATTTAAAAAGTAAATCATTATCGCCAGTATCTAATTCGATTGACCATTTACTAGAACCAAACAATATAGCATTTCCATTTGTATCTAAGTCACCTCCAAGTTGAGGAGTTGTGTCTCCTAATAAATCTGTAGGTATAGAATTTACGTTAGAGTTTGCACCAGTGCCATCTGCAAACACAATAGATGATGTGCCATTGGCAATGGTAACAGTGGATCCAGAACCACCACCTTGTTTTATGGTAGCTGTTTGACCAGTGCTGTTTTTAATAAAAAACCATTTTTGTTGGTCATTTGGGTCAAAAGTTAAATCAAATGCACCGCTTGGAGATCCACTCAATAGTAATACTTTGTAATGTCCGTTGGACAATGAACCATCACTCGTGGTCAAAGTTGTATTACCACTTATGGTTAAGGTAACAACTCCGTTTAAAGTTCTGTCGATAATATCAAAGTTTGTATTGGTCGTTGTACCCCAAGTTCCAGCTTGTTCTCCAGAACCTATTTTTTCTATTCCAGTATTACTCGTATATGTTGATGCCATTATAACCTCATGCCTTTATTTCTGTGTATGTTTCTGTACCACTTGGCGTTATCTCCGTCCATGTCTCTGTGCCGCTTGGCGTTATCTCAGTATAAGTCTCATTTGCTGTTGGCACAATAGCTACATACAGTATATCTCCAGAAGTTGTTTTTGTAAAATTTAAATCTTGTGAAGACACACCAGAGAGGATAGCTGTGCCAGAAGTTGTTTTTGTAAAGATGCTAGACATAGTAACATCTGTGAAGTTAACTACCTTTATATCTTCAG